TGTCATCAATCTTAACCATCTCAAGAGTATATCTATTATTATCTAGATGCTCCTGTTGCCACTTCAACTCCAAGGACCATTTTTGTTTGTACAGGTCTTGTATCATCTATAACCTCCTCATAAGTTATTCGATTTATCCCAGTATCATAGTTGTTTCCGAGATACTCCCATTTTATACTCTTTTCTCCTAGTTTGTCAAGTATTGCTTGTTCAACACTTTCAGCTGTATCTTCAACATGCTCAATATTAAATTTTGCATGATAACTATAAGCCCAGATATTTATGGAAGTTTTTTTCATTTACACACCTTATTTTAGTTAAAAAAAAAGGGCAGCAATAACGCCGCCCTTTTTCTAAATTATTTATTATACTGCGTTTGAACCAAAGATACCTCTTGGATCAGAGAATCCAAATACATATCTTTCTCTCGCTTTGTATCTAACGTTACCTGTATCGAAGTCACCTTCCATAGTAGTTTTGATAGGTGATCTAACAAAGTGTTTAAGACCATTTGGTACATCAGTTTTAATGAACCATTTTTTTGCAGCCGTTAAGTAGTGATTAACTACATAACCTTGAGGAATCATCCCCATGTTTTTGATTGCATTGATGTCATTATCTGCTGTGCCAGTTCTACCTTCAGACTTCATAAGTCTGTCAGCAGTAAATTGAAGCTCAGAAGGAATAATCATTTTCATTCCTCTAGCCGCAATTTTTAGGCCTCTTTCATCAGTAAACGCAGCGATGTCTATTAACGCTTGTTCTAATGAAGTTTCGTTAAGGTCAGATGGAGTAGTTAACTCGTTAGAGAAAGTTCCTGCCATAGTAGGGTGAACAGTAGAACATAGTTCAACTCCATCACCGCCAGCAAATGCTGCTGTGAACGCATTGTTCAATACAGCCGCTGCCTTAACTTGCTTAGTGTTTGCCATAGATCTTGCTAACGCTTTTGTATATCTAGACGCAAGTCTGTCATACAAGTTATCTTCGATAGCTTCTTCTGTGATTGCAAACGCTAAAGCGATTGTTTCATTTGTGTAACGTGCTGTGAAAGTTTCTTGTGCATCGTCAAACTGAACGCCTTGGCCTTCAGGTTTAACCGCTGCATTAGCAAAACCACTTAACATTACTTCTTCTTCGAAAGCTCTGTCTGATGATTCTGTGTCAAAAATTTCACTATGCTCGTTAGCATACTGTTTATATTCAAGTCCGAATAAAGCATTCAAACCTGGTTCTAGTTCTTTAACTAGTTGTGCTCTTGATATAGCCATAGTTGTTTATCTCCTTATTAAGATTATGCGTATAAACCAGCGCCGCCAGCGATCGCAACAACAACATTTCCACCTGCAACAGTGAAGTCTTTGTTTTCTGGATCATTGCCGTAAGCAACTAATTTAAACATTGCCGTTGCACCAGCTGAACCGATATCTAAAGTAGTAATTGATTGACCACTTTTGTTATCAGTTGCAGTGTAGTTATTTACGTTGAAGTTGTTTGCTCCACCCATTAGGGTTTGTGCAACAGCTGCATCCGCTTTCACTTCATATTGCTGAAACGGGTTGTTGATTACAAACGCTTCAATTTCATTTGAACCGTTATTGTAGTTTACTGATGTAGTTTGACCTGCAACAATGTTATTGCTGAAAGTTGGTTTGCCTGAAGCATCAATAAAGAATGCTCCATTGAACACACCTGTTAATAATGCGTCTGCATTATTAGCCCAAGCTGTTCCGCCGGCTCCACCATCATCTGTTAATGTAAACGATGCATCTTGTTGGAAACCCTGATTGCCTCCGTCTTGTGTAGACATTGGATCTCCTTTATTAGTTGCAACGCCTGGTGCTGTTTGGATTCTATACTCAGCTTGACCAGATGTAGCTGGAGTTTGTCCAACTGTATTGATCGCTCTAAGTCCAAATCCTACTGTACTTGCATTTGCCATAGTTTTTGTTCCTTTGTTGTGTACCTGTCTCGAAAGACTTCCAGTACGGATTTATTTTATTCTGTTGGACTTAGAAATTACTAAATAATTATTTCTTAGTACCACCAAAAGTTACACGAGTTTGCCTTTCATTATCGATTGGCATACTTGGGTGCTGTTCCTTCATAAGATCGTTGTTCACAGCGTCATCTTTATCTTTAGTCAGCTGATCGTAATAAGCTTCAATTTGCTTTGCGATCTCTTCTGGTATCCTTGCCAGCAAAAGTCCTCCTACTCCAATAACTCCTGCGAATTTACCTTCAGTCATTTCAGGGTAATCTCCTTCTGGATATTCTTCAGCTCTAACTAATTCATATCCTTCTCTTAGAGATGCTGCTATGTTTTTCGTATCATTGTATCCCATAGTTTCAGCTCTTATCCATCTATGTCTATAACCGTTTGGCGCAGTCGGTGCATCGAGTGATGAGGGTGGAGACCAAACTTTTTTTTGAGATTTTTTTTCTCTTGTTTGGTTCGCACGAGAAGTTTTTATTTTATCGTTTTCCATATGCTTATATTCCTTCCGTGATGTTATTTACTTGTTTCGCATAGTCTTCTAATGGCACACCTAATCTTTTAGCAATTGCTACCTGTGAAGGTGTGAGCTTAACAGTTTTTTTGCGTCCTGTTGAGGCTGAACGTCTAGCCGAAGCTACATTTTGAGCAGGTTTTGCTCTTTCTGTAGTATTGTTTCCAATTATATCAAACTTGTGGGGAAATTCAACCCTTATTCTTTTATCAACTTCCACATAGTATTCGTCAGATTTAGGATCATATCCTTCTTCTTCTACTAACTTTTTATGTATATCAAAAGCCGTGTAAGTCATAGCAGAATCATTACCAAACCAACTATTATTAGATGCCCAATCTTCTGCTCTAGGGTCTGTAACAGGTGATCTTGTATTATCTCTTTGAGGAGTAATATTTACTTCTCTTGGTTTAGGAGTTTCAACTTCTTGTTCTGCTACTTTCATACTATTTAATCTTGCAGAATCCATAGTTAAAGATGCAATTTGCTCTTGTGCTTTAACTTGACCTTCAACATCTTGAGCTTCAATAGAAGTTTTAAGAGCTTGTTTAGCAGCTATTAAATTACTTTTTACTCTGCTTTCAAATTCAGATACATAAGTTTTATCTAATTTAGATAATCTTGCTTCTGTTTCTTGTTTTTGTCTATTAACAGTTTCAGCAAAAACTATAGCTTCTTCTTTTTGTCTTTCAGCTTCTCTCATTTTACGAGTTAATTTAGCAATACGTTTTTGAACACCATCACTATACTCTTTTAACTCATCTTTTTTTTGCTCTGGATTTTTTTCTTCAAGTTTTACTTCTCTTTCATTTTCAAAAGATTTGTCTTCAGGTACTTGTTCAACTTCTATTTTTTCTTCGACAATAGGTTCAACTTTTTCTGGTTCTCCTTTTTCGTCTAAATCAATATCGGCTCCAACTGTTTCACCAACATCAATTAAATCATTTTCTCTTTCGTCTGGCATAGTTTCCTTCCTATGTTAAATTAAATGAAGAATAGATTCAGGATCTTTAATAGTTCCTAAAACTTCATCATCGTTAAGTATTCTCACTTCTCCACCTTCTATTGGTAAACGTGATCCAGCATATCTTGCAAAAATCACCCAATCTCCTTTTTTACACCAAGGCTCTCCAAATTTATCTTTATCCTTGTATGCTAAATCTCCCATCTTTAAAACATAACCGCAAGTAGTTGCAATTCGTGCTTTGTCTAAAGATTCTTGGGAAAATAATATTCCACCTTTAGTTTTTTCTCTAGGGGTAAAAGGTAAAACTAAAATTCTATAACCACTTGGCTCTGGAAGTTCTTCTACTGTTTCAGTTCCAATATTGTCTGGATGTAAAGGTTCTGTTGTTGAACCTACATTAAGTTCTTTTTTTTCTTTTTCGTATTTTTCTTGAAGACCTAGTTTAATTTTTGGTATTTCCTTGGCCGATGTCGATAACGTTTCCTTGCTCATCTTTTTGCTCCTTAGGTTTTAGCAGGTTAGAGATATCCTGTAATGTTAGTTGTATTGCATGTCCTTGCCCTACTAGATATCGGTATTTTTCCATACTGTCAACCCCTCCTGTAAGAAGAGCATCTCCTATATCTTGTAGTCTTTGGTTTAGTTCTTTTTGTATTTTACTTATTAGTAATATATCGTCCATCTTCTCTCCTTATAGTTTAAATTGTTGTAATACTAGTAACTTTTCTTCAGCATTTGCAATCTTTTCTATTTGTTTATCTACTTCTTCTATGTGTTGTGGATGTTCTCCAATACCTACAGAATTTTCTAAGTAAATCTTAAGTGTGGCATCTGCTTCAGATATCTGTGCATTATATCTATCTTCCAGTGCCGCTAATATTGCTGTCCTCATATTATTTTTTTTAAAACTTTAGCTTGACTTGCATGTAGTTTAGAAGCTTTCTTTAAACCCTTAATTACTTTTTTAACTTTTTTAACTTTTTGTTTTTTCATTTTTTAGCCACCTTATCTTTGTTAGGACCTTTTTTAATTATATAGTCTTGAGTTCCATTAGCACCTGAATTAACTTCTTTTTTTAAATGTCTAAATAAACTCATCTCTTTGATTTTCTTATAATTGTTTTTTAAAAAAGTTTCAAGAACTTTTGAATCTCTCATTAACAGTTCCATTTTTTAAGAGACTTAGATAGTCTATCTTTGCCTGTGTTATTACTGGGTTTTTGTCTTTTTCTCATGCCTGTCATTCTAGCACAAAACGAAGTTCTACGTTTAGCGGCTTTAGAACCTGATTTTAATTTTGATGGTTTTGTTGTAACTGCTGTTTTTAATTTGGAACCAGGGTTTGCTGCTCTGTAGGAAGCCACACCTTTAGCATTAAGTCCACCTGATTTAGACTTACCTTCTTTTCGTGTCCATGCGGCACTAGCCATGTATTGCACCACATAACTTACACCTCATTGGTTGATGTTTTCTTAACATATCTTCAGGACATGAACATCTTTTACCAAAGATTTTATCGACAAGTTTATTGTATAATTTTTTTAGTTTTTTCATTATGCTTTAGCTTTATTTTTTTTACTGTTTGGAAATCCAGCTTTCATATTTTTATATGATTTAGATGAAATTGTAGAATCTGCTTTACTTCTAGAAGTCCCAGCTTTTTTACGAGCGTTGATGTTAGCCCAAAGACCATTTTTAGCTGCAACTCTTCCACCACCTTTTAAAAAACCCATTTTATTTCTAACACCTGTAGGTAATTTTCCTAAAGATTTTTTCTTTTCACTTGGTACTGGTTTTAATTTTTTAATCATTATTTTTTAAATCCTTTTAATGTTTAACACTAACAGATATAAGTTTTTTGTTTTCTACCCGCCATAACTTTACCTTGGCCTCTAGTAGTTACATTAACCATTCCACCATCTGCTTTTCTAACTCTAGAAATGTTAGAAGATAGTTTTTTTTTAGGTAAAGATTTTAAAACTTTTTTACCTAATTCTGCCGCACCTACAGTAGGTACTCCAATATTTAAAAGTTGTTTACCTACTTTCATAGATTTTTTATTAGTTTCTTTCTGTCCTTCTTTATTTTTTTTAAACTGATTTTTTTTAGATTCGGTTGCTACTCCACCTTTTTTGTAACCAGAAACTTCTTCAACAATTCTATTTTTTTCAGCTGAAAGATTTCTTTTACCTTTTTTAGTGTAAGCTTTTTCAGAATCAACTCTTCCAAGTTCTTCTAGTCTATTCATTCTAGATGAATTCATTATTTAGCTCCTCTAGATTCGTCTCTTCTAGATTTGTAACTTTGTGATTTAGTAGATTCTTTTCCTCTTCTTGCTCCTAGAGATTCATCT